GCCGTCCGCGAGCGTATAGGCCGCGGTGACCCGCTTGATCTCGTTGCCGGTGGGGACGTATTCCGGCTCGCCGTCGTTCCTGTTGTGGAACAGCCGAAGCACTCCACCCACGCTCTGCACAAACGGTCGATCGGCGTTCCGCATCGCGGCCTCCAAAAGGTCGCGCGCACGGTGGAGCAGGACCGCCGGGGGCTCAACGCACCGTGCGGGGCGGCACGCCGAGGGCTTCGTTCACGCCCTCTTCCACCCGGTCCAGCATGTTGCGCAGGCCCGGCAAGTTCTGGAACGGCGCGAGCCGACGCAGCCGCTTCGTGTCCGCTGCGGACCAGTCGCCCGCCGCCGCCCGGTTGCCGGCCGTCACCACGTTCTCGATCTTGCCCGCGGTCGGGCCGAGGAACTGCCCCCAGATCGAGCGCGATGAAAACTTGGTCAGCGGCTTCTCCGAGCCGATCAGCCGGTAGATGTCCGCCTTGTTGCCGGTCGCCTTCGCGGAGAGCGCGTTCGCCTCCTCCAGCCAGCCCAGCACACCCGAGCGCGACACGCCCTCGCGCACCCAGTCCGCCGGGTTTGAGGAGAACTTCTGTTCGGTCGCCAGGCTGTAGGCGACATAGGACAGCATCCCGGCCGACACCGCCGCCATCAGCCCCGACAGCGTGTTGGCGTCCGCCTTCTGCAGGTTGGCGATCATGATGCGCTCGGTCGCCGCCGCGGTGAACGTCTTGTACTGCCCCAGCAGCGCGCCCATCTGGCCGCTCAGCCAGATCGGCTTCTCGGCTCCGGCCGTGACGATCGCGATGTCGGCCTCGCGCGCCACCGCTGCCTCGAAGGCATCGCGCGCGTCCGCCGCCTTCCAGTCGGCCGTGTTGGGCAGGTGAACCCCGTCGATCACCTCGCCGCCGCTCGCCGCGAACTCCTTCCAGATCCGGGCCGCCATGCCCTGGTCGATGCTCGCCTGTGCCAGCTGCGCGATCTGCTTCGGCGTGGCGGTGCCGAGCGAGACCGCCTTCGAGGCGCGCAGGATCTCGTTGCCCGCCACCACGCTGGTGACGGTCTTGCCGAAATCGGTCCACGGCGCCTGCAGGTTCACGATCTGCATGGCCGTCGCGCCGCCGTGCAGCACCCGCTCGAAACGGCTCTGCCCCTGGTAGTCCTCCACGATGTCGCCGAGGCTCGTGAGCCGCGTGTTGAGCCGCACGTCGACCGCGATGCCCATCGCCTTGTACTGCCGCCGCGCCGCCTTCCACGCCGCCCCGTCGCCGAGGAACGACTGCACGAACGGCCGGTAGGCGTCGCCGAATACCTTCATGAACCCGTACCGGAATACCGGCCCGGCCAGGTCCGCGAGCGAGTTCAATGTCGAGCCGCCCAGGTCCGTCATGACGTTGTAGGAGCGAATCGCGCGGGAGATGCGGCCAAAGTTGCGCATCGCCTCCGTCTGGGGGATGTCGTAGACGCCGCGGATCCGGTCGCGCACCACCGAGAGCTTGTTGATCGCTCGGTCGCGGTCCTTTCCGATCTGGACCCGCTCCTTCTCGCTGGTCGCCGCCTCGATCAGACGGTTCGCCTCGTCCTGGATCTTGCGGAACTGCTCGGTCATGTTCACGTCACCGAAGCGCTCGGTCATGAGCACGTCGTGCGCCATCGTGTGCAGGTACATGCCGGCGATCCGGTCCGCGTCGCTCTCCAGGAAGTCCTCGACCAGATGGTCCGGGATCATGAACTCGCGGCGCGCGAGCGGCCCGCGCACATCCGTCCCCGGCACCTGGCGCGCGAACGACGCCGACGACGCCTCGTAGGGCAGCCGCCCGTTCGGCGAGGAGATGATGCGGTCGATTATCTCGTAGGCGCGGCCGCGCAGTTCGTCCGTCGTTAGGTCGCGGTCCGATTCGATGATGCGCTTCACCGCCCGGTCCACCGCCCCGTCCGCCGAGGTGAGCCGCGACCCGTCGCCGCCATAGACCCCGGCCGCCTGCTTCAGCCCGCGCACGCGCTCGGATTCGGCCTTGGCCTCGATCGCCTGGATCGCCTCCACGGTCGACTTGCCTTTCCAGGCGACGATCTGCTCGTCGATCTGCTCACGGATTCGCCCGTAGGTGTCCTCGGCGTTGACGCGCAGCGCCTCGAGCAGCGCCTTCTTCACCTCGTTGCGCGCGTACTGGTCGTCCAGGATCCCAAGGCGCCCCTGGTTGCGCGCGACCGCGACGCCCGCCTCGTTGATCCGGATGTTCTCGCGCCCGAGCCGCCGTTCCGCGATGCCGCGGTCGTTGCGCGCCCGGTCGATCAGCGCCCGCACCTCGCGGATCGCCTGCTTCTCCCGGCCCAGATTCTCGGCCGCCGCCATGCGCTCCATGCTCGCGGGCACCGCGGCGCCCGCGGCGTCCATGTCGTCGAGCTCGCGCACCATGGCGTCGTAGCTCTGAGGCTGCGATGCCTGGGCGACCAGGATGTCCGCCACCTCGCGCCCGGTCGCCGGCGTCTCGATGCCGAGATGATCGAACAGGTCGCGCACGATCTTCGCCTGCTCGCGCACGAGCGCGGCTTCCGGATCCTCCGCGTCCCACTCCGGCGGGTTCCGACCGCGCTGCGCGCCGTCGATCATGTCGAGCACTTCGCGCGGGTCGTAGCGGCGAATATAGCCGTCCGGATCCTTGCGGCCGAACCGCTCGGCCAGCACCATGCCCCACTCGTCGAGCGGCCGCCCGGTCGAATTGATCAGGCCCGGCATCGGCCGGTTGCCCAGGATGCCGCGAACCTCCGCGGCGTCCGCCGTGGCAATGCCTCCCTGCGACCGGATCCACGACAGAAGGCTCGCGGGCTTCGGCTCCTTCCACTCGCCGGCGACGATCCGCGCCACCTTGCGCAGCGGGTCGGGCAGCGCCGCCGCGCGCTCCTCGCGCTCCAGCCGGTCCAGGTCCTCCAGCGACATGCCCTTGTCGAGCTTCCGCAGATAGGCGAGGTCCGCTTCCATCGACTCGATGATCTCGCGCGTGCGGGGATCGGTCGCCTCGCGCTTCATCGCCTCCACGAACTCGGCGAGATCGTCGATCTCCGCCTGGATCATGCCGGCCCGGTCTTCCAGCGCGCCCTCGCGCGCCGTCGCCGCGTTGGTCTCGCGCAACCGCTCGCCGATCGCCGCGTCGATCTTCTTCTGCCGCTCGGCCAGGCGATCGTCCCGCGCGTCGAGCTTGGCGAGGGTCTTGCGCGCGTTCAGCAGTTGGTCGCTGAGCGCGATCAGGTTCTCCTTGATCGCGGCCTTCTGCGCCTGCTCGGACGCGAGCCACCCGGTGATCCGGTCCGCCGCCTCGGTCTTCTTCGCCCTGAGCGCCTCGCGGTTCCAGACGCGCTGGAAATACGATTCCGCCGTCTTGGGCTCCACGTCCTCCGGCCAGCCGAACGCCTCGCGCAACTGCTTGCTTCCGGTGATCCGGTCGCGCCACGGGTTGAACACGCGCTCGCGCACGACCTTCGCCGCCGCGGCCACCTGCGGGATCTCGTGCTGGTCGTCGCGGCGGAGCGCCTTGCCCACCTCCTTCTTGAACTGGTCGAAGGTCAGTTGGGCGGCTTCCTGGTTGCCGCGCATCGCCTCGATGTCCGCGCCGAACTTCGCCGTCTGCGCGCGGATATAGCCCGCGTCGCCGGCGAGCCCGCGGTGTTCCATCCACAGCCGCTCGAATGCCTCGTCCACCTCGAGGCGCGCCTGGTTGATGTAGAGCTTGGCGAGCCGGTCGACCGGCGGCCCCTGGCGCGAGGTCGGCACGCCGGCCAGGTTCTCGGTGAACACCAGCGAGGTCTCGGCGAGGTCCGCGAGCGCGCGCTTCGCCTCCACGAACCGGCCCGAGAAGATGTCGAGCGTCGGCGACAGGCGCTCCACCACCGACCGGACGCCGGGGATGCGGTCGAGCCCGTAGTGGACGAGATCCAGCGTGCGCGTGTCCGCCGCCGCGGCGCCTGCAGCAGCAGCCGGCAGACGGCCGGTGTCGTTGGCGGGCACCTGTTCGGTCACGTCGTCGGTGATGCGCGCGCCGGGGATCTCCAGGGTGCCGTCCTCGCGCAGCCGCGGCGCGGGCGGCATGTCCACCTGTTGCCCCAGGTCCGCGCCGATCACGGCCCGGTCGCGGTCGAGCAACTGGCTGACCAGTCGGTTCTCCGCGTTCGACAGGAACTTCGAGGCGCCCGCGCCGAGCAGTCCGGCGAGGATCGTCCCGGTCGCGACGTTGATCGCGCTCTCCTCCAGCGGGCGCGTCAACTGCGTGCCCTGCAGGATGCCCTCCTGCACCGCGGTCTGGACGCCGCCCATGATGCCGATCGACGCGCCCGACTTCAGCACCGAGTAGCCGCCGCGCGCCGCGCGCACGACCCCGCCGGCCGGCAGGAAGATGGTCGGGTCGAGGATGCCCGCAGCGATGCCGAGCGGGATGCCGAGCGCGCCGGCCTTGTCCACGATGTCCCGGTCCGCGTCCTCCATGTCGAGGCGGTTCTTGATCGACTGCGTCTCAGCCATCGACCGGGAGCCGAGGAAGGCTTCCTTGCGACCTTCGTAGGGGGTGCCCTTGATGTCGCCGAGCGGATCGTAGTTCGGGTCCCACTCCGCGCTGCGCGGCCCGCCGCGGCGCCAGGCGGTGATCGCCGACCCGATCACGTTCTCCCGCCGCGCGAACGCCCCCACGGTCGCCGCGAACCCGGCCGGCATCTCGTCCGGCGGCGGCGAGTAGGGCGCCATCTGCCCGGTGTTGAGGCCCGGATCGTCCCGCTGGAACTCCATTACTGGGCCACCTCGAAGTGCGAGCCCATGCGGGGCGGCGGCGCGTTCGGGCTCAGCGCCTCGGCGTCGAGCTTGAACCACTCGCGCTTCCGGTTGAACTCCGCGTCGGTCATGGTCTTCGCCGCCTGCTTGGCGCGCAGCTGGTCGCCCCACGAGACGCGCGTCACCTCGCCGTCGCGCCGCAGCACGTCGGTCTTCCCGTTCGGGAGGCGGATGCCGACCACGTAGGACGGCGGGCGCCCCGCGGCGATGTCCGATTCCGTCCGGCTGTCCGGGATGAGCGAGAAGTCGACATCGGGCGCGATGCTCGGAACGCCCGCGAGCGTCGAGTAGGTCGGCTTGGCGAGGTCCGGATGGTCCTTGGCGATCTGGGCGCGCACGGCCTCCACGACCGGCGCCCGCATCTCGTCGGCGGAGAGCCCCTGGTAGTAGCGTTCCGGCGGGTTGCGCATGACCCGCCACCCGCCAACGTCCGTCGTGCCCCAGCGGCGCTTGATCCGCTCCTGCGTGTCCTTCACGGCCTGGTCGTGCGGCATGCCCTCGGCGCGGCGCTCGGCATAGATCCCGACCGCGTCATCACGCAGCCAGCCCGTCAGCACGCCGCTGTTGCCGCGCGCGTCGACCGGCTGAGCCGGGTCCGAGAAAGTGCGATCGTCGAACCAGTCCACGATCGTTTCGGTTTCGATCCGGTTGCCGCCGTCCTTGGAGTTGGCCTCGCGCCGCGCCGTCTCGCGCGCTTCCTTGCGCACCGGCGCGAGCGAGGGGTTGCGGTCGTCCTTCAGCGCCTGGGCATAGTCCTTCGGGTCCATGTACTGGAACCGGCCGCGCCAGGTCTGGTACTGGCGCACCATGTCCTCGCCGAGTTCGTCGTGCAGCGCGTCGAGCCCGCCTTCCTTTTCGGCCACCGCGTTGAGCCCTTCGAAAAGTGCCGAGTGCGAGGCCGGGTCGGAGGTGTTGGCGAGCGCCACCAGCGACGGCTTCAACTGCTTCAGCGTCGCGCGGGACACGTCCTGGTCCAGTTGCCCGACCGCGGTCACCACGCTGCGGACGATATTCGGGTCCTGCGACCGGAGCGCCATCTGGACGCCGGGCAGATCCTTGTTCGAGATCGCCGAGAACGCCGGCAGGTTCTCGTGCATCTGGATCTTCCGCCCGTCCGCCTGGCGGGCCAGGAGGCCCTGCACGAACTGTTGCGGCCGGGTCGGATCCAGCGGCGGCGTGCGGTGGATGATCTGCGTCTGCATCGCCATGTCGTAGGGATCCTCGCGGAAACCCTTCTCCACCGCGTCGATCCGCTTGTCGGCCGCCGCCATCATGTCGCGCGTGAACTGTGTGCCGCCGGCGTCGATGTCCTCGCGGATCGCGGCCATCGTCTTCTCGCGGTCCATGGACGGCATCTTGGCGAGCTCGTCGCCGTACATCTGGGCGGCCATCAACTCGGTGAAGTCGGCCTTCTGCTTCTCGGTGCCGAACGCGCCGACGAGCGAAGTCATGTTCTTGACCTCCTCCGGGTCCGGCCGCTCGTAGGCCGTCACCGCCGCCCGGAAATTCGGGATGTAGTCCGCGATCTCCTTCTGCGCGGACTTCTGCACGTTGATCCAGACCTGCTGCGGCACGTTCTCCGGCACTGCGGCGCCGGCAGTCGCGGCACCGGGGCCCGCCGCCACGACCGACGACGATCCGCCGTCCACCCGGCCCTTCCAATACTCCGTGAACTGGCGCGACGTGACGTTCTCGACCGAGCCGAACTTCGGCTTCACATGGTCCGGCACGTTCCCCCAGATGGCTTCCTTCGCCCAGGCCGCCCCCTTCTGCCTGCCCTCCGCCGTGTCGAGCATGTTCTGCCAGGCCGGGCGGTCCGGGTTCTCCATGTGCTTCGCGTAGCCGCCAGCCCCCTGCTGGTGGACCATATAGATGTCGCCCGCGGTCGGCTCCCGCCCGTATTGAGCCTTGAAGGACGCGGCCTCGTTCTTGAGCTTCCGGGCCGCCGCCATGGCGTTGTCCGAGGCGTTGAAAATGTCGCCGCGCCCGAACCGCGCCCACTCGCCATCACCCATCTGGAACAGGCCCTTGTAGGAGCCTTTCACCCTGCTCGGGTCGCCGCTCGACTCGATTTTGGCGAACCGGCGCAGCATGTCCTCGTCCACGCCGATCTCGGCCGCGGCATTTTTGATCGCCCCGTCCACGTCCGGCGAGAACGTCGGCGCCGCGCCGCGCGCCGCGCGCCACGCCTGCACCCGCTGCTCGCCCGGCAGCGACTCGATGTAGCGGGTCATCCGGCGCACCCCGGCGGCCTGTGCCACCACCGCCACCGCGTTGGTCGCGCCGGCCCGCCCATAGCGGTCGAGCGCGTCCGTCACGTCCTGGTCCGACGCGGTGCCCGCCTCGATGCCGCGGCGGAGGTCGGTCGCCTCCTTCATGTATTCCCGGTCGATCGCCCGGCGCTCGGTCTCCTGCAGGCGGATGCGCGCGAGCGAGCCGTTGTAGAAGCGCTGCCGCTCCTCCGGGGTGAGGTTCAGGCTCGAGTCGTCCCGGAAGCGGTTCGCCACCTTCTCAGCCGCGGCGAAGCCCTCGCGCGCGTAGGTGTCCTCGACCACCTTGATCGACGCGATCCCGCGCACCGTCGAGTCGAGCTTCGACAACTCGCTGGCGGCCTTCTCCTTCGGGAAGATCACGTTCAGCGTCTTGTTCGTCGTGAGTTCGCCGAACATGCGCTCGATGTCCGCGCGCGCCTCTTGGAACTCCGGGTCGTTGATCCGGCCCGCCTCGGCGAGCCCGAACATCTTGTTGCTCTGGTCCGAGATGCGCGTCTGCAGCGCCGACACGTTCTCTTTCGAAATCCGGTCGGAGTTCTGGACGGCGAGTTGTCCCCAGGTCCGGGTGCCGGCGTTCTGCAGCGAGGCGCCGAGCCGGGTCTTGCTCTCCTGCGAGAGCGGCGAGTTCGCCATGAGCGAATCGCTGAACCCCTTCCAGGCGTTGTCGAAGCCCTGCGGGTCGTTCTGGAACTGCATCTGCAGTTCGGTCCGCTTCCGGTCCGCCTCGCTGTCCAATTTCGCGAGCGTCGCCACCTCGGTCGCGCGCCGCTGCTCCTCGGCGAACTGGCTGATCGCGCCGCCGATGTTCTGCAGCGAGCGGCCCATCATCTGCGCGGCCGCGCCCGGGTCGCCGGACCGCTGCGGGGCGTCGACGAAGACCGGCCGCCGGGAGACGCCAGGAAGATCGACCATGCCAGCCCCTCAGAAAATCTTGCCGAACGCGCCGAGGATTCCGCCCGCCGCGTTCATGTATCCGCTCGTGAGCGCCGTCTTGGCGTTGGCCTCGTAGAGCCGGGCGGCGTCGCGGTCCGCATAGACCTGCTCCATGATGTTGAAGACCTGGGTGCGCCGGGAGCGGTCGGACACCTCCTCCTCGCGCGCCTTGATCGCCATCCCGGTCGGGCTCGTCATGGACGCGCCGGCCGCCGCCCGGATCGCGTCGATGTTAGCGAGCGTCGTGGAGAGCTCGTCGCGATAGGCGCTGTCGACCTGGGTGGCCTTGATCTTCCCGATGTATGCCTGCTGCTGCTTCGCCTCGGCCTGCGCCGCATAGGACTGCGCCTGGCCCTGCGCCTGCTGCATCGAGCCGGCTGCGCTCAGCCCGGCACCGGCGATCGCCAAGGGAATTGCCAGAGGAGCCGCCGCAGCCATCAGACCGATACCTCCAAGGTGATCTCCGCGATCGTCAGCGGGCCGGGCCGCGTCTTCACCAGCGGGATCTCAGGGTCGAAGTCGCGCCCGAGCGACACGAACCGATGCGTCTCGGTGCGCCGCGGCGGATCCTGCGTCTGGTCGTCCTGCCAGCGGTACGGGCCGATGAACTTCCCCATGAAGGTGAAGTTGGTCACGCTGTCCACGACCGTCACCGCCGCGCGCGGCACCCGCCGCCGGCGCATGCCCTGCCGCACGGAGTTGCCCTCGCCCGCCACCGGCACGAACGGCGTCACCCGGCACTCCCAGGGGAAGCCCACGATCAGGTCGTCGCCCGTGAAGTCGTCGTCGAGGAGCGGCGTCAGGAACCCGTCCGGGTCCACCACCCGGTCGCCCAGGTCGCGCAGGCCCCGCATGATCGCGACCGTCTCCCCGGCGGCGAACCAGAGCGGCCCATCGCCCGGCGGCGGCTCGAGCCCGACCGGCGCCGCGTTGTAGGCGATACCCATGTCCAGGAAGAACGTGTCGTCGATCGCCTCGACCACGTTCTTGCCGCCGTAGTCGGTGGTCAGCAGCACCTCGGTGCCGTCCGCCGACGCCCATGTGACGGAGCCGACCCCGGTCCACGGCTGCCAGCCCACGATCTTCCGGTCCACGTCCACCCGGGCGACGGCCATGGTGCCGTCCTGGTTCACCACGTAGATGTAGCGCTCCGGGATCGTGCCGTCGCCCGTCGTCGCGGCGACGCAGAGCGGCCGGTTCAGCACCCGCGTGTGGTACTGCGTCAGATCTTGCAGGATATAAGGGCGCGCCGTCTGCCCGGTGCCGACGATCGCCATGATGCGGGTCAGCCCGGCGTTCACGTAGACCACGCCGTCCGAAGTCTCGATCGGCTGGATCTCCGCGCACCCGTCGCGCCCGATCTCGCGGAACGCGGCGGAGCCCGGCTTCAGCGGGTTAGCCTCGCTGACCGGCACATAGTAGGACTTCCGGTCGGTCAGCACGAAGATGTCCGGCCCCGGCACCACCGCGAGCACGCGCCCGCGACCGGGCACCAGCTCGGTGAAGCCCTCGTCCGCCTCGGTGCCCACGTTGAAGTCGCCCGGCACCTCGATCCGGCTCGCCGACCAGGCGTCGGTCGCGCCCTGCATGTCGAAGAAGAACAGGCGGTTGAACCCGAACGACACGCCCGCGGGCCAGCCGCGCGCGTCCGACATCAGCGCCTCGTCCCAGAAGGTCGATTCCCGGAACTGCGAGTCGTTCGCCGCGCTGATCTTCGCCGTGGCGTTCGGCCCGATCACCTTCTCGTTCACCTGGAATCCGGACGCATAGTCCGAGGTCAGCGTGACGAAGATGTCGTTGCCGTCCACCTCGATGATGAAGCCCTTCGCCGACGACTGGTCCCCGGCGACCACCTCGCCCACCGCGAACCCGTCCGCCGAGTTGACGGTCAGGCGCAGCGTCTTCGGCAGGGTGTCGATGATGTCGAACCAGCCGCGCGTCGGTGTCACCTTCTCGCGCAGCACCATCTGGTTCTCGGCGTAGCGAAAGACCACGCCCACATGCGCGTCGGTCAGCACCGGCTCGGAAAACACCACCTCGGCGGTGCCCTTGCGCCGGTCCGGGCGCATGGTGATCCCGCGCTCGGCGTAGCGGTAGAACGGCATGAGCCGGCGCTGCGCCAAGTCGCGGTCGAAGTCGAAGTTGTCGAACGACCAGTTGCCGTCCTCGTCGCGCGTCACGATGCGCGGGCGCCGGCCGGCATAGGTCACGATCACGCTGTTGCCGGCGACCACGAAGCGGATCTTGGAAAAACCGATCTTGTCGTTCCAGGGATAGCCGGTGTCGCTCGCGAGCAGCGCGCCGTCCTCGCTGTAGATGCGGATCCGGTCGTCGAGGAAGTTGAGCCGGTACTGGCCGCTCACGCCGATCCGGATCGTTTCCGTGCGGCCCTCGGCGCGGAACAGCGCGCGGCGGCCGGGTCGCTGCCGGGCCGGGCCGGTCCCGAGCGGGCGCATGTTCAGCATCGCGCGGCAACCGGCGCGCTGGATCTCCGAATCGTCGCGGCGGATGGCGTCGATGTCGACCTGGCCGGCGATGAAGTCGCGATGGCGGATGATCTGCTTCGGCATCAGCCCCGCCTCACCGTGCGGGACTCGCGCAGGCTCGACTTCAGGAGGGCGCGCTTCGGCCGCTCCTGGTCGATCCGGCTGGTGTAGACCGTGAACAGATGCTCGAAGTCGCGCTCGGCCGCGCGCGCCGCGTCGAATTCATCCTCCGAGCGGTAGATCGCCGCCTGGATCTTGAGCAGCACCGATTCCTTGAACAGCACCGGCCAGGCGCCCAGGTCCGGCGCCCGGACATAGTGGATCCGGGCGGTCGACTGGTTCACCAGGATGGTGTTGTCGAGCCCGGTCCAGGGGAGCGCGGTGCCGGTGTCTAGATCGCCCACGGAGAGGATCTGGAGCGCGTCGGCCGGGCGCTGGAACTGGTCGGTCCACTCGGCGATCGGTGAGGCCCCGATGCGGGAGAGCGCCACGTTCCGGGTGGCGAACTGCCAGTTATGCCGGGCGAGGACGAGCGGAACGGCGCGTTCGAACGCCTCGTTGGCGATCGTCCATTCGGTCGACCCGTCAAACTCAGACGCCACCGGGTCGAGGCCGGTGGCGATGAGGGCGGAGTTGATGACTTCGAGCTTGAACGTCATGCGGGGCAGAGTCCTTCAGGAGGACCCTGCCCTCAACGCACCGCTCAATCGTCCTTCTTCGGACGGCCGCGCCGCGCGGCGGGCTTCTCTTCCCCGACCGGCGTGTTCTGCTGGATGCGCGGCTGCAGCGCCTCGCCTTCCTTGGCGGCCTCCTCGGCCTCCTCCGGATACTCCAGCGCCAGGCGGTGCTCGCCCACGGCTTCCTTCGTCACCTCGAGCCCGTCCGAATGGGTGAGGTCGCGACCCTGCTTGATCGTGCCGGCGCCGTCCGGTCCGACCGGGACCGTGCCGACCGGGCCGACGACGCCCATGCCGTTCGGGGCGACTTCGGGCGCGGGGGCCGTCGCCGGGGCGAAGGCGTGCGCGTCGCGCTCGACGAAGGCATCGTCGCCCTTGCCGGCCGGCTTCCGGAGCGTGAACCGCTTCGGGTCCGAACGGACGATCTCGTTGGCGTTCGACGCCCAGGTATGGATGATCTCGATCTTCCCGTCCGGACCTTCGAGATCGTAGACTTTCACGCGATCCGGCATTTCAATCTCCCGATGATGGTAATGGGGCCGGACGAACTGTCCCCGATCGCCCGGCCCCTCCGCGCTACCGTACCGAGGCGTCAAGCCGGCGGCGCGACCCAGGCGGTGAAGTTGATCGAAGGCGTGGTGCCCGCGACGGCGAGGCTGGCCCGGAAGTACCGGTACTTCGTGATCACGCCCGCGACCGCCTTTTCGGTCACGAACGGGATCTCGAACTGCCCGGTCGACGTGATCTTCATCGAGGCCAACTCGTTGACGCCCGAGGCGAAGGTCGCCGAGTTCGAGCCCTCGAGGATGATGTCGTAGGTCTCGTTCGCATCGGCGGTGTCGATCGCGGTCACGCCGACCACGACGACGCCTTCCATGCGGGCGATCCCGAAGTCCAGGATCGAATCCACGCCGCCGATCTGGAGATTGCCCGAAGCGGTGAGCGCCCCGGCGTTCTTCAGATTGACCAGCGCGTCGAAGGAATATTTCCGCTCCGGCATTGTACTGTCTCCTATCCGTCAGGCACGAGGGCCGCGATTACTTCGTCCAGGCCGCGTCCTTCACGCCCCAGATGCGGACCATGCAGTAGTCGTCGTCGTCGACGATGCCGGTGTCCCAGGAGATGTGGCGGCGATACTTGCGCATGTCGCCCGTCTTGATGAGACCCACGTCGTCCGTCTGGAGCGGCGCCAGTTCGATGCCGTGCAGGCCGGTCGAGCCCAGCTGCAGCACGTAGATCGAGGTGCCGACCGCGGAGCCGCCGCCCGGATTCGCTTCCGTGAAGGGCAGCACGACGCCGTGGCGCGAGCGCCGGTAGCCGAAATAAATCGGAATGCCCGCATACGAAAATTTCGGCTGGCCGATCTGGTCGAAGGTCTGGGTCACGAAGCCCGAGATCGAGGTGTCGCGGGCCGCCTGGGCGACGCGCGGCAGCAGGTTGTGCGACATCAGGATGGCGTTCGGCTCGGCCACGCGCTCGATCGCCTGGTCCAGCACGTAGAGGCTGAGCGCGTCGCCGCCCGAGGTCGAGCCCGCGGCGATCTTGCGATGGCTCATCTTGTCGCAGCGGACCTGGATGCCGTCGAACTCGCGAGGATTCGACTGGTTGTTCCCCGCGATGAACGTATCCATCCACAACTTCCCGGCCGCCTTCACGCCCTTCATCTGCTCGCGCGTCAGGCGCTCCATGCCGGAGCGGCGCACGATCGCCTCGTCCACGTCGATGTCGTGGTCGAGGATGTAGGTCGGCTCCTGGTAGGCTTCCTGCGTGCCGTAGCCATTGGTGCCCGGCTCGTTGATGCCGCGGAACGCGACGCCCGGCAGGCTCGTCTCGCGATAGCCTTCCCAGACCGCGCGGCCGCCCATGCCCTCGAAGGGCAGCGCCGCGTAGATGTCCGACGCCGAGGCGAAGGTCTCGATGTAGGGCCGATCGGCGCCGGCCCCTTTGGCGTATTCGATGAGCGTCATCAGCGCCATATCAGTCTACTCCTTAAGCCGCCCACCGTCCGCGGCGTTCCGTATAGTTGATCCGCTCTTCGAGGCTGAGCTTCTGATAGTCTTCCTCGGAGAGTTGCCCGGCCGGTGCCTTACTTCCACCTTGCTGGAAGCCGCCGACACCATCGCTGGTGGCTGCGCCGACAAGTTTCTCGAACGCGGCGACTTGGGCCGCCGTCGCAATACCTGCCCACAGCGCTCCGACTTCGTCGTGCGTCAGCCGGGCCTTGAGCTTGGTGTCGAGCGCGTCGATGCGCGCCTGGCCGTTCTCGCCGAGCGCTTCCTTCTGCGCCTTGCGCGCCTCGGCCAGCTTCGTCGCCTCGTTGGCGACCCGCTTCGCCTCGATCGCGAGCATCTTGGAGAACTCGGCCTGGGTCAGGCCCTGCTCCTTGGCGAACTGGCGCGCCTCGACGAATAGGGGGTCGTTCGGGTCGATCCGCACCTCGACGCCCTCGGGCGCCTTGAACGTCTCGGGCAGCGTCGGCGCGTAGCCTTCCGGCTTCTCCGGGACGCCCTTCGCCCGTTCGGCCTCGCGCGCCTCCAGTTCGGACACGCGCTTGATCCAGGCGCTCAGGTCGCCGGCTTTCGCCTCGCCTTTTTCCGCGTCCCAGAATTGCTCGGGAATGTAGTCGGGGCGGGCGGGTCGGGCCGCGGCGGGATCGGCGCCGGCGGGGGCACCGGCAGCACCCACGGCTCCTCCGGCATTACCGGCGGGTGCCGGGGACGCCACCGGCGCTCCGGGGGAAGGGGCGGGACTCGCACTAGCGCCGGCGTTGGGCGCCGCGTTGGGGGACGGGCTGGCGTTGGGCGCCAGCGACGACGACGACGGATTCGGGGACAGGACTTCCGACATCAGTTTCTCCGACCGATTGATCAAGCTTCGCGATCAATTCGGCGGCGAGGCTGCGTCTTCCCTCGAATGCTGCCAACGCACCGAGGTCTGAGGTGCGGGCGGTCGTCGTCATTACTATGATCTGCAACGAATTTCTGATCTTGCGTCCGTCCGGGGTCTGCCCCACCCGGTCCCATGCGTCGTTCAGATCGTCTTCGGTGAACTGCTTCATTGCATGATCCCGGCGCCCGGAACCACCTGTCCAGCAGGGTCAGCGGCCGGCGGCGCGCCGCCCATCAGCTGGCTGATCCCCTGCACGGCGGCCTGGATCTGTTGCGGCGAGCGGAACTTGATCAGCGAGGCGCGCAGCTTGTCGACCAGCGCCTTCATGGTCGCCTGGCCGTCGATCGACATCTTGAACTCCTCCGGGAACGCCTGCATGGCGATCTGGAGCGCCCTCACGTTATCGCTCACCTCCTGCAGTTCAGCCGCCCGCTGCATCGGGTTCGACGGGAACAGCCCGATCGAGCGCCCATCGACCCGGTGGTCCACGATGATGCCGCGCTTCTTCAAGAGGTAGCCGAACCGGGTGAACACCTGGCAGGCGAACTCGCGCCAGAACGGCATGCCGGGCGTACCCAGTCGCCGCTGTGCCAGCGCCATCTCGTCCATCCATTGTGTCGCGGAGGGCGGGGTGTCGCCGCTTTGGACGGGGTAATCGACGAAGAAGATCTTGCGCAGGCGCTTCTCCTTCATCTCCCGCGCCATCACGGCGGGGTCGATCGTCTGCACCTGGTAGAGCGGCCGGATGTCGCCGCCCGTGCCCGGCCGCACCGGATAGAACGCGCCCGCCTCGATCCCATCCTCGATATTGGTGAAGCTGTCATCGGGATAGGACATCGGCGGGCGCACGGCGAGGTCGACCGCGTCGGTGGTGTTGGCCTCCAACTGGTCGGTCTGCCGCAACTCGGGGAGCGCCTGGACGAGCGGCCCATAGCCCCACGGATGGTCCGGCGACGGGTTCCACCGGCCGATCAGCAAGGGACAGCACCCCTGCCCCTTCAGCGTCGCATGATGGATGCACCGCTGCCCGATCATGACGACGTGTTCCCACGTCTCGGCGTCGTTCGCCGACCGGTCGCGCCAGAAGCCCCACCGCACCTCGTGGATCCGGTCCGGCGTCTGGTTGAACTGCTTCGTGAGGTCGGCCGGGATCTCGACCCCCTTGCCGAGCAGCGCCGGGATCTCGTCGGCGCGGCGATGCCGCACCACCCAGCGCCCGTCCACCTCGCCCGTGCTGCCCAACTCCAGTTCCAATTCCCGAATCGGAACGCACAGCACGCGGATCGGCTCGAATGCCTTGTCGTCGTCGATCCAGAGCCCGCAGGTGCCGATCGCCAGGTCCGGCGAGAAGCCCTTCCCGATCTCGGTATAGAGCGCCGACGCGCGCATCGATTCGAAAATCGCGGCGTCGTCCTGCTGCACCTTCTCCTTCACCTGGTCCCAGGCGTTCTGGTCCACGCCCGGCGCCTTGCGGCGCTCCGCCCAGGGCTCGTGCTCGGGCATCACCGAATTGATCACCACCGTCACGAAGTCCGGCACGAGCTCGAACGCGATCGAGGTCTGCAGCAGCCCCTCGTCGTCCGGCTTCGCCGTCCTGGTCGGCTGCGTGGTCGAGTTCACCTCGCGACGGCGGTGCGGCGCGGCGAAGAAATACGCCTCCTTGAAGTCGCTCTCGAACATCGACTTCTGCTCGCGGGCCGCCTGCAGTCGCTTGACCGCCTTCTTGCCCCAGTCCTTCAGGTCGTCTCCCGCTGCCATCGGATCACCGCAGCGAGAGCGGCGAGCCGGTCAGCACCCCACCGGAGCCATAGACCGAGCCGAGCATGCGCGTGTCGCGCGTGACCATTTCCTGGATCGAGGTGATCTTGTCCCGCGTCGCCGCCTGCTTCGCCTCGATCTCGTCCTCCGAGGGCTTGAAGTTGGGGCTCGGGGCCTTGATGGTTGGACTCACGTGCGATCCTCTCTCCGATCGCACAGCAGTCTTTCCACAAACGGTCAGGTCTCAACGCACCGGACCGGATCCCGCAGAGATGCGCCGTCGCCGGCACGCACCAGAGCCCCCAGCGCGGGTTCCTTCCGCCCCCGACGCCCACCGGCACCCGCACCACCTCGCCCGGCCCGATCCAGTCCGCGGCGAACGCCCAGCCGGTCGGCCCCTCCTGCACCACATGCACCCTCGTGCGCCCGATGTCGGTCGACACGAACAGCATGATCCCGTTCTGCACGCAGAAGGCGCTCACGTGCTTGAACCGGCCCGGCACCCACCGGTTCACCCAGGCCCAGTGGCTCACCGGGTGGAAG